TATAATGAGGGCGGTATAGCTATGGATGAACAGATGGGTATGATGTTTAAATCATCACGCGGCATGGCAATGAATGAAGGTGGCGATATAGGTGAGACAGTTGGTGTAGACCCTGTATCAGGCAACGAAATCCCACTAGGTGCTAATGCAGAAAATGTACGTGATGATATCCCAGCGCAACTAAGCGAGGGTGAATATGTTGTACCTGCTGATGTAGTTAGATACTACGGTGTTAAATTCTTTGAAGACCTACGTACAGAAGCTAAGCTGGGATTCCAGCAGATGCAAGAAAATGGACGCATTGGTGGTGATCCTGTAGGGATGGAAATGGCAGGGGATGAATTACCCTTTGATATATCTGAGCTACAGGTGGTTGATGATGACGAACAACAACCTGAAATGTATGCAGGTGGTTATATGAAAGGTTATGATGCTGGAGGCTATGAAAATCCAAACTCACCAGATCAGTTTCAATATTCCACACAGTTTAATCAGGTTGCTATCAGAGAGTTTAAATCCCCTGAAGGTAAAAGTATTTTTATTCAGTTCTTTAATGGAAAGCCTCTTACTGCGATTCCAGCAGGTTATACCGAAGTAAAGTCTACAGAAGAACAGGTAGCTGAAAAGGTAGCGGAACAAAGCAATGCACAAACAAATAATGATGATAATGAGGGACGAGACACACCTATTGAGGCACCAGAGCCTATTGATTGGTCTAATGAGGCTACAGTAGAAGATTTCCAAAACTACGCTGATCGCCGTGGTGGGTTTGGACAAAAAGCTCTTACTGTAGGTGCAACAATGGTTGCAGGTCTTAAAGGTAGTGCCTTAGTTCGCATGGCTCAGAAGATGGAATATAATAACGTTGTTGCAGGTCTTAAGGAACAGATTGAGAAAACGGAAGACCCTAACAAAAAGACTCAGCTTCAGGAGATTTTAAATAATCTAACTAAAGATAAAGATAAAGACCCCAAAGAAGGTAAAAAGAGTGGTATCTTTGGTGGTAAATCTGGTCTTTATGAAGGCCTAGAAGATACTGATGGCAACAAAGGTGCAACATTTGGTGATACTTGGTTAGGTGATCTACTGGGCTTTGATGAAGACGGGTTCGGTGTAGATGGCGATAGCTTTACAGATTCATGGAAAGGGTCACGTAGAGATGGTAAACCATCAGATACCAGCACTACTACAAATAATAATGATAAGCCAACTTTTGCAGGAGAAGGTAACAATAATAACTCCTCACCAGCTACTGCTGAACAAATAGAAACAGCAACACAAACATCTCAACAAGCAAATGCTGATACAGATTTCACACCAGGAGATGACCAGTTCGATAACCAAGTTGAATATGATGCTGATTTTTACAGCAAAGGCGGCTTAGTAAATAAAAAGAAATAATATTCGGTTCTGACCCGATAATAATAATAAGGCTACCCGGTCTACTTGACTGGCCCCACATAAAGGAGTAAAAAATGTCGGAAGCCCAAACTATTGATGTAACATCTGCATCACACTTACGCAACATGGCACGTGTTAAACGTGATGAAGAAGAACTAGAGGCACTAAGGCGACAAGCTCGTGGTGAGACTGATGAAGATCAAACCGACGATACACAGAGTGAATCCAGTAGCGAAGACACTGAGGGAGCCGCAGTTCAGGATGCGAGTGTATCTGAACAAGAAACAAAAGAGCAAGTTAAAACAGAAGCACCCAAAGAAGAACCTGAGGGAGATGCTGGATTAAGTGCTGAAGAAAAATCTTTCAAGAAACGCTATGGTGATCTTCGTAAGCATATGCAAGAGAAAGATGCCGAGTTCAAGGCACAGCTTGAAGAGCTAAATAATAAGCTGGAACTAGCAACTAAGAATGAGCTAGTACTACCAAAGACAGAAACTGAGGTAGAGGCTTGGGCTAAGAAGTACCCAGACGTAGCAGGTATTGTAGAAGCTATTGCAGAAAAGAAAGCAGCAGAACGTTCTACAGACCTAGATAATCGTTTAAAAGAGATTGAAGAGCTACGTACAAAAGCCAAACGTGAGAAAGCTGAAGCTGAGCTAGCTGCACTACATCCTGATTTCTCTGAGATTCGTGCAGATGATGCCTTCCATGAATGGGCTAAAACGCAGCCTAAAGTCGTTCAGGATGCTTTATATGAAAACACAGACGATGCTAAATCTGTAGCTCGTGTTATTGATCTGTACAAATCAGACAAAGGCATTACAGCTAAGAAAGATAATAGTTCAGACAAGGCGGCAGCTTCGTCAGTAAAGACGAAAGGCAAAACGCAAGTCGATCCACAGGATACATCTCAATACTTACGCGAGTCGCAGGTAGAAAAGATGTCTATGAAAGAGTATGAAAAACGTGCTGACGAAATTATGGAAGCACAACGCTCTGGAAAATTTATTTATGATGTATCAAAAAGAGCTTGACACTCTTAACATGATAGATAAAACTATAGTATATACACAAAAAAAGTGTGTATGCTTTTAAAAAAGCACTAGCCACAACAAAGAACTACCTCAAAACATAGGCCCAGCGCAAAGAGAAAGCGCATTCTCAAAGCACGTCTGACTACCCTAATGTTAAGAGCCTCTTTAGTGGATATCGTGTTAATACTTAAACGCCATATCTATAAGGAGAATTATTATGGCTATTGGAACAGCAGGCGGTGGTTTTTCCACACGCGCTGATTTGGCGACAGGTAACTGGTCACCAATCATCTATTCAAAGCAGGCACAGATCGCCCTACGTAAAGCGGCTGTGACTAACGCAATTACAAATAACTCATATTTTGGTGAGATCGCAAACCAAGGTGATGTTGTACGTATTCAAAAAGAGCCAGATGTAACAGTCAACGCTCTTACTCGTCATGAGAACATTGCTGTTGAAAAACTAGCAGATGAAGATTTCTCATTGACAATCGACAAAGCAAACTACTTCGCATTCAAAATGGATGACATCGAAGATCAGTTCGCAAACGTTGATTACGTATCAATGGCAGCAGATCGCGCAGCATATAAAATGGCTGACGCAATGGACGCAGATGTACTGTCTTACTTGTCAGGTTACACAACTGCAGGTGCCTTTATTGCAACTTCTTCTGGTGATGCACAGCATGGTACTGACCTTACTGATTCTTCAGTAGAGGGTGAATACCTAGCAGCAAACCACTTGGATGCAACTGATTTTGGAAACCTATCAGGCGCAGCAGCTGGAAACGTAATTCCTATGGCATCTCGTCTACCAGGTGCTACAACAATCTCAACTACAACAGTGTCACCACTAACAGTGATCGCACGTATGGCTCGTAAGATGGATGTAGCAAACGTAGACTCACGTGGTCGTTGGCTTGTAGTTGATCCAGTGTTTGTAGAAATGCTAAAAGACGAAGATTCACGCCTATTGCAAGCTGATTGGGGCGGTTCTGGACTACAGAACGGTCTTGTTCTAAACAACCTACATGGATTCCGTGTATATGTTTCTAACAACCTACCAGCAAACGGTGGCGGTGCAGGAACCTCAGGTGCCACACTACGTAGCTCTGATTTTGGTGTGATCGTTGGCGGTCAGGACGAAGCAGTAGCTTCAGCGGAGCAAATCAACAAAGTTGAGAACTACCGTGACCCTGATTCATTCGCAGACATCGTTCGCGGTATGCACCTATACGGTCGTAAAATCTTGCGTCCTGAAGCACTAGTAACTGCACGTTACAACGCTGCTTAATATGACTTACTTAGAGGCTGGTTTTATACTGGCCTCTTCGTGCTTTAATGAAGGGACACCTGATGCCTATCACAACAGCAATGTGTAACAGCTTCAAGCAAGAGCTTCTTGGGGGTGTTCATGATTTAGACACTGATGTAATTAAAGTTGCACTAATCTCTGACACACATACAGGGACATACGGTGCAGCAACAACAGAATATGCAGATGTATCAGCCGAAGAAGCCTCTGGTGCTGGCTATACAACTGATGATAAAATAGTCGGAGGCGCGACTATTGTGTTAGACGGGTCTACAGCATATGTAGACTTTGCTAACAAAATATTCTCTGCAGCAACTGTTGCAGCGGATGGTTGTTTACTGTATAATAGTTCTAAAAATAATAGAGCCATTGCAGTATTTAGTTTCGGTGGCACAGTAAGCTCAAGCAACGGTGACTTTACTATTGTATTTCCTACGGATAATGCAACTAGTGCAGTTATCAGAATCTCTTAATCCATTCTCAAAAAGGTGAGTATTTAAAATGGCAACACTTGATAATCGCGTGTTCGACAACGGATTGACCGTTCTAGACACAGAGGCTAACGCAATTCACGTTACCTCACAGGAAGCTACATCATACACAGATGCAACTTCTACTTCTACACTAGGTAACTCAACATCACTATCAATCAGCGCACCTGCTGATCGTTCTGGTGGTGGTCGTGAAGTTACTGTTTCAGCTATCACAGATGGCTCAATTACAGCGGGTGGTCAGGCATCACATTACGCAATTGTAGACACAACTAACTCACGTCTACTAGTAACTGGTTCTTTGTCTGCTGCTCAGTCTGTAACTAGCGGTAACACATTCAGCCTAGCTTCATTTACAATCGGTATTCCTGATCCGTCATAAGGAGTCATAAATGGCACATCAACATTTTAGTGCCGTTTCTGATGAACACGGTAAAAAAATATCGGATAATGGCTTCTCTGTAGAGTTGCAGAAAAAAGAAGCTACTAAAAAGGAAAAGTAAAAGATGGTCACTCTAGCAGACAGAGTAAAAGTATCCACCTCAACAACAGGAACTGGGACTGTAACCCTAGGTTCTGCTGAGAGTGGCTATCAAACATTTTCCTCTGGTGGAGTATCAGATGGTGATGTAGTTCGCTATGTCATTGAAGATGGTACAGCATGGGAAATAGGTACAGGTACTTACACCCATTCTGGAACTACACTTACACGTACTCTATCATCAAGCTCTACAGGGTCGCTACTTAACCTTAGCGGCTCTGCTGTCGTATTTATTACCCCAAGTGCTTCTGACCTAGAAGTAAATGCTGGTTATGAAGAGACTGTATTTACAGCTACGGCAAACCAAACAACTTTTACAGGTACCTTTAATACTTCAGCGGCGGCGGTGTTCTTAAACGGCATCTTGCTAAAGTTGACTACTGACTACACAATTACGTCAACTACTGTTACACTTGTCACAGGTGCAGCAGCAGATGATATTCTTACTGTGTGTCAATATGGTTTCCCTAGCAGTAACTTTAAGTCATTCCTAAATACGTTTACGCTTCCAACATCTGATGGTACTGATGGTCAAGTCCTAACTACAGATGGCGCAGGTAATCTACTGCTTGAATCTGTTTCTGGTGGTGGATCAGGTGTTACTACATATTCAGCGATTGGCGATCTGCCCCTAACAGGAAATACAGCGGGTGATATGGCTTATGTCTCAGGCAACAATCGCTTGTATATTAACAATGGTACAGGCTGGTATAATATTGCCTTGGTCAATACCAATCCAAGCATTACGTCTGTTCAGGATGCGAATAGTAATACGACACCGTTTACTTTGGCTGTTGATGGTACAGCTACAGTCATCACTATCACAGCGTCTGACCCAGAGGACGTACCTCTTACCTACAGCTATTCAGTAACTTCTGGCAGCTTAACTAATGGTGGTGGTACTACGGCTACTGTTACACAGGGAACTGGGGCTAATACCAATCAGTTTACTGTTACGCCAAGCACCAATGCGGATTATGCGGGTTCATTCACCCTCACATTTACAGCCAGTGATGGTATTAACCAAGCTACAAGTGCTAATACGTTTAGTTTGGCGTTCTCTATTCCTAATTCG